ACATCTGACCAAGAATCAATTAAATTGTACGTTTCTTTCTTTCCATCTTTTTTAATCTTTACTTTCATAGTAGTTTGTATTATATAATAGAAATTTAGTTTATTTAGTTTAAAATGTGTATTATTGCCGAGTTCTTCATATTCGTTCTTGTTTTAAAAGGGGTTGAGATTGTTGTTCTCTCCCCTTTTTTTAATGCACAAAATACTTCCCAGCATTAGGATTGTCTAAGTGATATATGACATTGTATCTTATTCCGTCTATTGCGTGGTTGTAATTGTCTATATATAATTTCGACCCCTTATCTTGATATGCATAATTGTTCAGCTCTTTAGCTATGTTGGTAGACTCAGGAGTTACTACTAAATGATAATCTTGCATTCTAGTTATACCACTTTCAATAGTTCCTTTCTTAACGGCTTTGATGTTTACTCCTAAATGTTTTAAATCGGCAATAAGACGTGGCTCGGCACTATCAGCAATTATAAGTTTATCAGCTACTTTGTCTAATACTATCTTTGCTAGTTCGTGAGACTTCAATCCATTCTTGTATATATGTTCTTTTAAATATATCTTTTTATGCTTCTTGTCTATTGCCACTTCTGTCAATGAATCAGGGTCTATTGAAAATCCAAAGTCCATTCCACAAGAGGTTTGCAAGTCATCAGGATTAAATTCTCCTATTGACCAAGACTCAAATACGACACCTTCTGCACGGTCTAACCATTGTCCTAGCAGTTTTTGCTTGTACTTCTTAAAGTTAGTATGCTTAATAGCCTCTACACGCTCTAGGAAGCTCGTAGAGAGATTATCTTTATTGTCTAGGTATGTACTGTGTATGTAACATATATTGTCTTTAACACCATTAAAACCTGCTTCTATTCCCTTACCCTGAAAGAACCTCTCATATATCCAATTATCTTTAGTAACAGGATTCAAGACCAGGATGATTCTATTCTGAATATTCTTTTCTCTTATACTAAGGTCTATTGTATCAAAGATGTTTTCGTCTACAAGTTCTTCTGCTTCATCAAGTACCCAAGTAGAAACGCCTGTCAAAGACTTTAGACTAGCAGTCTGATTTCCTGCTGAAGTCTTGATACCTCTAAATAGAATATCTGACTTATTCTTTAAGTTTACAACCTCTGACTTGTTTACACTAAAGACATTTTCATAGCCTAATAGACTTATCTTTTCTAAGAACTCAGGTATTATTGAAAGACGTGCTGAGGTCATAGTATATCTTGTGAATAGTATTCTAATACCTTCAGACATAGTCAGTAGTGTTAGAAAGACTGTAACAGCATAAGACTTTCCTGAACCTCTACCGCCTGTTACAATAAAGTATCTAGCCTTAGATGAAAATAAAGGATTATATTTATTACTCAGTATCAGTTTCTACAAATGTTATTACAGGCATATTAAGAGTTTCTTCATTAGAAGTTACATCAACTCTTTGCTGAGGTTTACCATAAAAGTATTCAAAGAATAACTTGACCGCCCATTGTTCTTTCTTTTCTAATCCTTTTTCTAAGGACTCTAAAGCCATACTATTCATAGGTGTTAAATTCTCTATTAACTTTTGTTCTTCTGCTTTGCCTTTACGCCCTGCGCCTGACCTTGCTCCTCCGTTGTTTATTCGTTTATCCATAATTGAAATAGATTGATTATTCAATCTTATATTATATAATAGAAATTAGTTGTATTCATTTGGCAGCATTAGTCTTATACCTAGTTCTGTTAAAGCCCAAATCCTTATTTGTTCTGCATACAATTCAAATTCTCCTGTGTTCATTCTAGCTGTACTATTAACCATTTGTATTCCTACTGTCTTATCATTTACCATTACGCTTTGCCACTCACTTGAAAACTTTACTTTAAGTATATCGTGCATCTCGTCAGGAAAATAACCAAGTTCTTCTGCAAGTCCTTGTACAATACATTTCCAATAATAACTGTTTTGCATATTAGACCTATTGTTTCTTTGTTTCTTAACCTCAACTATGTAGTCGTTCTCTAATTCCTTTAAATAGTTTATCAGGCTTTGTTTATCTTTATTGTCTTTTATTACAAACTTCATTAGTAGTCATCATTGATTCCTCTTTCTCCTATCAGTTTTTCTTTAGCTCCATCCCAGAGTTTATCACCTCTTTTTTTTTTACTTAAAGATTCTTCAGTACGCTTAAGGCTTGGCATTCCTTCAAGTGGTTCTGACTGCATATACTTTCCACATTTACAGAGGGCTTCTTTAGTTTCCCATTCTCCATTAATATAACAGATAGTGGCTTTTGAAAGCTCTTTAGTCTTTCCGCATTTACATTTATATTTTGTCATTTTCGGTTCGTAATAATCATTTGGTATTGGCATCTTCTAATTTTTTTAATAGTTGAATCGGTGTATAGATTGTCAAGTCATCATTGTAGTTTTCATATATACAAGTAAAGTTTTCTTTCTTACCTTCTTCCCAAGTCCAAAGAGTTTTAGTGGCTGCTTCAATTTGTTGTTTTAAAACCCACTTGATTGTTTTATATTTTCTTTTTTCTGTCATAGTTTCTTTTTTTTCGTTTAGTCCTACTGTCTTTTATATATTTTATAGGTTGATTAAATCCAAACATCATTCTAAAGGTTCCTATTGTTTCAGGACAATAAAGTTTCGCTTTAGTCATTGTATTTATTATATAGTTTTTTTATTCCATCAAAGCAAGTTGATAAACAAGACCCACAACTTGTTCCTGTTCCATAGTTAGTGTTATGTATTACGTTGTATAATTCTATCATCTTTTTTTTAGCCTCGTGATCTTTTGCCCTTCCTGTTTTTAAGTCTTTCCATAAGTCTAGTATTTCATCTATCATTTCTTGAGGCAAATCATCAGGTGTTTCTATTTCGGTAGTCTTTAGCCAATACTTCTTTGGACATTCCATTGGTGCTATCCGTGCTTTAATTTTCATAAAGCATTTACAAATCTTACAGCTTCCTGTTAGCTTAAAGTAATAAGTACAGCCTTTACAGATAGCCATTCTATCTTCATAGATTTCATTAGGTACAAAAAACTTATTCATCTACTAATTCTTTTTTAAGTATTGTTCTTACTTTATCTATTGTAGTAAAAAGACTGTTGCGACTTATTCCTGTTTTCTTTGCTAAAGTGTCTAGCGTGTTTCCTTCGTAGTAATAAAGCTCAAAGACCTTCTTGTCGTACCAATATAAGTCATTTAAAACTAAGTCAATCTTGTCTAGCTTTTTAAATCCTTGATTTTCAACAACTTCTTCAGGAATATTGTAAATATGTTTTGCGTCATTGTTTTGAAAGTTTTGACTCCAATTATAAGTTACATTGCTTGACAACTCATCTATATGAGTATAGTATTTTTTGTATTGATAATAGAAAGGACTTCTGACACTTGTTAAAGCTCTGCGTAAAACTACTGCACCGTATCTTGTTATTCCATCTAAACCATCTTTGGTGTATATTTTTTTTAAGGTCTCTGGATTCATCTGAAGAAAGTAAAGCATTAGTTCCTGAACCGCATTATCAATATCTTCTTTGTTTTTAGTAAGTCCGTAGCACATTGTTCTGAACTTATCACTTAGCTTTGATATTTCTAAGTAGATTTTATTCACTTGGTTCTTCCAAGTTATCTATCTTATCTACTACATCACCAACCATTTCGTTTAAGACTGTCTTATAAGCTCGTATTACTGCCCTGTTTTTATTCGTTTCAAGTCCTGCAAAGAATCCATTAGTTGCTACTGACATATTGATTGGGATAATAGTAAGCCAATCATAAAAATTGCCATTTTCTCGTGTACCTGCCCCATAATTATTTGAGTATTCTATTATGGTTTCTAAAACATCTAGGTAGTTATAGTATCTACTTTTTGAACTAACGTCTTTTGCAAACTCCTGACACATACGGATATACGCTTCAATTATAGTTCTGTGTTCAGCACTTGCATAGATTGGCTTTGTCATTTGCCAAATTTAAGAAAACTTTTACTCTATTCCTTTTTCTTTTTTTAATTTATCAACAAGGTCTTTGTAATAACTAATCTTTTCTTCATAATCTATACGGCTAACTTTCATAATTGTTCTGGCTAAGAACTCTAATTCTTCAGAAGTCCCTTCACCATACTTTGAGTCTAAAGCTATTGAAAATTTATACTGTTCTCCGAAATTAAAAATATTACATTTTACACAACCGACATCACAATTTTTTTCATTCCATCTTGTAGCTAAATGCTTCCTGCTTTGAAAGTGAGAATTGTGCATTGACTTATAATGTTTTACCACCCCACAAGTTATACATTGACAAAACCCTTCAGGGGTTGCATCTCTTAGTCGGATGAAAAGACTAAACCATTTGTCTAGCTCTTTTTTTAGTTTGCTAATTGTTTTCACCATTACCATAGCCTAAGTCTTTACGCCATTGATCTTGAATAGTTCCCTTTCTTAATTCATAAGCCTTCCCTCTTAATGACGGCACATCTTCTTGTAGCTTTGCTCTCATCCTCCTTATTGTTTCTGCATTAGTTAATTTCGAGTTTGCATACATACTTAACAATTCTGAAGCAGTCATTATATTTATATCTATGTTTTTATTCTTTAATTCTAAATTCCAATAGTTTGCTATTAGCTTATTGTCATTATCTTTTAAATTTGGGTACTTAGTTAAAAGCTGTTGTATTACTTCTTTTGTTTTCATCTTAAAAGTTTTATTGGTGGTTGATAATATAATGTTTCTTGTTTTGGGTTTCCTAAAGTATGGACTTCATAATAAGCATTGTCTATTACTTTCTTATGAGCATAAGCCCAACGATAAAAAGTTCGGATATTTAAAAAGGGTTCTTCTTTTCCAAACCTTACACCAAGTCTGAAGGCATCTTCAATTTGATTAAAGGTCATATTTCCAAAACGCTTTTCTTGGATTAAGTCTTGAGCAAATATCTTAGAAAGACTAGCCATAGTTTTAGGATCAGGTTTCTGTCCTATTTCTACTGAGGTCTTAGCTATTAAATCTAATACCTTTTTTTTAAGGTCTTCTAAGTTTTCTTGTTTTAATGCTTTCATCTTTTTAAATTTTTTAATTGAGTTACTCTTAATTTTTCAAGTTGCATATCAATATCATCACAACACAAAGGGCTATTTATTTTATTTAAAGCCTTAATATCTTTCTTAATAAGTTCAAGTTCAATAATTACGGACAGGTTTGCATAGCCCTCCATAAGTTTAGCTACAACATCTTTGTTTTTAAATAACCAATCGTGTTGCTTATTTTCGGGATATTGATTTATAAATTCTTTCGCTTTCATAATTTCTTTTTTTAAATTAATTCTTTCATTCGTAAAATTCTATTCCATTATCTCCTATCCAAAGATGTTCAGTATCATCAACTTGCTTTTGTATGCTGCAACCTGACAAAAATAATAAAATAAATATAAGGATTAAATTTCTCATAATAGTTTTTTCACTCGTTGAATTGCACTTCTAACTTCCTTCCGTGTCTTATTATTCGTTCGTGCCTTTTTAATTACTTTTTTCATAATAGTTTCTTTGCTTCTTGCCAAGCATTTATTTGTGAGTCTAGTTTTGACATTGTAGGTTTATCCCATTTCTTTTGGTTAGCTGCCCAATTTTTTAATCTTAGATTTGTACTCCAAGTTTTATTTAATTCAAATTTCATCTTAGTCTTAGACTTGTTCGGTTCTGTCCAATAATCAATAAAGCCATTT